ACTGGGAGTGGAAACCATTGACCTGTTGCCATTAGTTCAAATACTGATAAGGTGAGGGGAGCATGTCAGGTGCATCGAAACCTGGTTTCTTCAGTTCGAACTCAACTGCATCAAACAATTGCATTAGTGTTCTTGAATACAATCTGTATCCTGACCCCACATACAATTGACCTAGTAGTACAGAGACCGTTGCTGAACTCCAGAAGAAATAATACCAGCGTGATTTGACTTGCGCTCGTAGTTTCGTTGATTTACTTGACATAATATTCTCTAACTCATTCCATTATAAAACCCCTGACATGATTTGTCAAGGGTCTCTGGTTATTCTGTTATGTTTAGTATTATGGGAGTAAACTCCTACATATTCGTTTGTCCCCATGCACCTCTTCTGCTTCAATTATACAGTCGTAGTAATCATCTAGTTTAGTGAGTGTTTCCTGAGTTGTGGAAGACTCGAAATGTTTCCACTCTGCTAATTGGTTCTGCGAGATGAGATTGTGCATAAATTTACCTCTTTGAGAATTATTGTACATGACGAAGAGAAACTTCAACTCATTATCCTGTCCTTAATTCTACCACTATTTATGTGGAAGTGGACACATTTAGAGGTGATGGTAACAATAATTTATGCCTACGAGTTTATACTTATTCTTCTGATTTAAGGATGTAATCTATACAGTTTGGGTGATCATGCACGTATGGTACGTCCTCTGTTGCTTCTATCTTTGCTTCGAATGAATTCTCTGCATATTCACAGATTTCATGTGTGTGCATCTCGTAGTCGTGATAACCAACAATGTAGTGTGACATTACGTTCTTACTCTAAAGACTATACTATATCTATACAAATGTGGTTGATCAATTGATGGTCCAAGTCCTCGATGACTGACATAAGCAGGAAATATAACTATTCTTCCTGGTTTGTACTCGTGACTCTCAATGACTCTGCCCTTGTCTAGGATTTCAAACTGTCCTCCCCACTCTTGACACCACTCAGGATTAGGGAATACCATGATAGTGAGTTCATCCTTCGTACCTTGTATGGAGTCTATGTGTGAACTACCATCACATCCAGCATGTTGTAAGTTGATGAATATCTCTTGCAAATAATACTCATGCTCAGTGAGAGTTTCAATTCTCTCGAACATATCAAAGAATGGTTGTGCCTTATCATGTAATACTGTGCATCTATTCAATGACTTGCGTTCAAATAGTCTGCATCCTAACAGTCTATGTGAACCACTATCACCAAATGGCCATGTCTTACGATTGGCTATGTTATTTGCTTTGTATTCTATGGAGTCATTCAGTACTTGCATAATATTATACAAATACTGTTGATCAAATGTGTTATCTATTATTTTTGCGATCATCTTCCACTGATTTCATTGCGAGGTGTTCAATTAACAAATAGATCCATACGATACCCATTACCATTATAGCAAATAGTCTGATATTTTCAGCGTTGACAACTATCATTAGAACCTCTTGGCCTTAATGTAAAAATTAAATGCAACACTGATACGATCTTCATCACTGAATGATTCATCAACATAGTGCCACAGATGACCAGGTAATATGTATAACTTACCTGCTTTACTCGGACAGGCATAGTTGAAGTCATCATACAATTGTGAGTATGTAGCACCATCATTGCGAGATACAATCATCTTGCCACTGTTATCAGGAGTCTTAATGAATGCAACTGCAATTAAATCTGTACGTCCATGGTGGTGTATAGAGTTATAGCAATGTTTCTCATTGATATTCACCCACCAACCAGTATGATCTTTATGCAGTTCTTTCTGAAACTTACCTTTTACAATAGTATTACACAAATCCCAACAATCTCTCTGAAGATTTGAGAGGCTTTTGGGGATTTGGTTGAGTATTTCTATTGGACACTGTGGTCCGAAGACTGGTGACTGCCAACCTCCGATGTTGCTGATAGACTGAGAAGGATAGTCATGCTTAAGGATGTATGTATCCTCAACAAGTCTATCCAAATCATGTTTTAAATTCACAGTGATAACAAAGTCCTGGAATATCTCATCCACGACCACACTATCCATATCAATGCTCATGGTATCTCATTGTGTTTTTTCCATTCTGCATACATGCGTCCGTAGACCATGCCCTCGTTCGATTTCAATGGAGACCCTTCTAGGATCTCCCTCTCTCGCTTGTTGATAACGTTGAATGCGTCTGAGAGATACTCTCTTTCCCATCCTTTGATACGTTCATACTGATCCATTTAACAGTCCTTGCATAATCTTTTAAGTTCTTCTATGTTTGCTAAGATCTTTGCTGCTGTTTCTTCATCATGTTTAGACTGTGCTTCACAGTACTGAAGAACCAATACACGCAATGACTCAGCAATTTGTGATTGATTCATAGAGTTCCTTGAGCTCATACTCGTCGTAAAAATGAGTGGACTCGTTTATATAGTTCTCAGGATCCATCCATTCGAACCATTCGTCCGCAAAACTAATCGCATCATCGATCCTTTCTTCCGCAATCAAGTGACGGAAACGCTCCATGACCCATTCACATAGTTTGTCACGTTCTCCTGATATACGGAGCTCCATGAAGTGAGATTCAGGTGTATCTTTGGTCATTAGTTTCTCTCCAAGGATGCGAGGTTGTTCAAATGATCATACTGTACAAGGCGATAACCCTGTGGTATCAAGGACTCTAGTGCTTTAACAAACTCAAGAGTGAAACGAGATTGGTAATTCCAAAATGTTCTGTAATCTCTAGAATAAGGATCAGCGTTAGTATTAAGTCGTACCGTAAAGGCAGAGCGTTCGCTGCTCGCTTCGATAGGAGCAAGTAATTCTTTGACATGAGATACTACTAGGGGTGACAAGCGTTGCGCTTTTAGTTGTTGGTTGTAGAATTTCTTTGACATGATAGGTTGAAACCTGTAGGATAGTTTAGCAGAGAAATGGACTGAGGTCAACCCTTACCGTAGGTAAAGGTAACCACCTGACCAGTCTGCTCTATTAATACACTCACCATATGATCCTTCGTTTAGTAAGTTATATCTTGCTATCTTTGCTGGTCCTCTCCATGATGCTGGTTTAAATACGTCACCTGTCTTCTTATCAATGAATGCGTGTACACTCTCTTGATTGTTGATCATGTTGATCTTCCAATACTTTCTACCCTCTTTAACATCAAATACTGTATCAGACGCATATCCATGTCTATCATAGTTGGTTTGAAGTCTCTGACCGAGTATTACTACTCTGTCTGCGATCTTCATTTGGTCTAATACTGCTTGGTTCATTGTGCTGATTTGTTTGATGTACTTATTATAATGGATATGATGACGCATGCAATCAATCGTGGACACTCTCTTGACTGTCCACCTTACGCACTTCTTTCCAATATTGCCTGTATACTAACAAATTACACTGTTTGTAACCGTGTAATGTATTCTCATCCTCCCACTGTGCCACACATAATGTAAAATAATGATGATCTATGAATGTAATGAACCCAGATTCATCACCATATATTACATGATCACCAACCGAGAATGGGAATGACATATCTATAAGGCGAATTTACTTATAGAAATACATGTCATAAATGACAGCATGATTACCACGTCCCATCCTTTAGTACGAATGAAGTATGGTATGCTAATGGCATCAGCAATTGCATGTATCACTGTACCAGCGATGACATGTACATGTAGAATAATAAAATATGAAACTACGATCAATATTGATCCTATGATCCTACTGATCGTGTCCACTCTTAAGTTCATGCGACTATCCACTCATGCTTTTCTGCTTCATTCTGGCAATACATGCACCATAATGAACTGAAAGCAAAATTGTAAACTCTTGATGCACCACCACAATGAGGACAGATAATCCATCTGCCGTCCTTTGGTGCTCTTGTACGTCCGTTAACGTTCATTGTACCTCATAATATGATGAGAGAAACAAAAACAGGACTTACATTCAATGATTAATGTAGGAAAGCATGTCCTACCCATTGGATGCCTGTTTTGTTTCCCATGAATGTATTATAGTGTATTGTGGGTCAGATGCAAGCGATTGTTAGACACTTGTAACACTGGCACACTAGAGGCTGCTACCTCGTTGAAATCTTGCTATATCTGACATGGTAACGTGAGCAGCATACTTATACTGTTTTTGCTCTGCTTTACCAGGTATAGTAGTTGGTGGAGTATACTCATACCCTTCTTCAGGTGATGGTGTCCAGTCAGGGTCTTCACCCCACTGATTCCAGTCCTCCTCATTCAATAATATTGTCTTAGGTGCTTTACCACTCATTTTATTTGCATCATCAGCATGTTGTTGATGATATGAGCGTAATCTTTCTAACTCTGACTCTAAATCAGAATGAAACTCATCAACAGATGCATCATCAAGATACATTTGAATTGCTTGTGATAGCATTGTCTTCCTGCTTTTCATTTGATTGTTCTCCGTATAGTATACAAATACTCTAATACATGCTCTCTTACGTCCATTAACTCATTGTAACACTTTTGGTTATGAGCACAACCACGCAATTGGTTGTCTGGTTTCTGTACTGACTCAATGAATAAGTCTAGTCCACGATTCCATTTCTCATCTTGAGATTCATGATGGTCAATGGATGCTTGGTCGGTCATAGGAATTTCTTAAGAGGTGTGTGACGTTTGATACGATCATTCGCCATTTTAACATACTCTTCATGAATTTCAATACCAATATACCTTCTGTTATAATCTAGGCATGATATGGCAGTAGTTCCTGACCCCATGAATGGATCAAGAACTAGGTCATTCACAAAACTATAGTATTGGACTATCTTATCAGACAGTTCTTGAGGATATGGTGCTAAATGCTTTGATGTAGTCTCAGGATTGAAACACCATACATTACTACGTTCATACCCATCAGGAACTAATGACTTCTCAAGTATCTCAGGCAAGCATGATCGTACTGTCTTATCTATAAGGAATGGTGCAGGTTTCTTGAATATTAGTATAGTCTCTGTAACAAGGTTTGGTTTATATGCTACTGGTTTACGATGCTGAAAGAATCCACCGTTACGATTAACAGCAGATCCTTCTGGTTTCAACCATATAATATCATCAATGTATTGCCATCCCAATCTCTCCATAATACTGAAGAAGTGGAATGGTATCGCAAGTCTCTTACTCTCATGTGCTCTTGACTCACGTGCTTGTATGACTGGTGATAAATTGACAGCACACATTCTACCTTGTTCAGTTACTCTGAATACTTCACGAAATATATCCTCAAGAAATCTAAGATATAGATCATAATTTGCCCACTGTGCATATGCTTTTGCATTATAATATGGAGGAGAAGTACACGTTAACTGTATACTATCACCATCCATGTCATGTAAACTGTTCAATGCATCGTCATGTATGATCATCCTATGCTCCTTGATGATGATTTGTTACTGTTGCAGTCTCCATTTATTAATGATTTGCGTCCATGACATAGTTTACAGTATGTCTTGACATTATCAGGAACATTATTGTGGTGGTCACCATCTAAATGATCTAAATCGAGACTATTCTCAAACCCTGCCCATGATAGACTAGGAACAGGACATGTCCATCCTAGATGACCATCATGATTTTCGCAATAGTTCTTTTTATGTCTTGTAACACCAGGTCTATCAACTCCTTTCTTACGTGCAGTGGCACAACTAGAGCATTCTGATTTGAATGACCAGTACTTCCACTCTCTTACTTGTACATTATTATTACATCCATCATTGACACATGTAGGGAGTGTGTGTCCTTCAGCAAAGAATCTTGCTTTCTGTTGTTGTGATACTGTTGAAGGCATGATAATCAATAATGATATTGTGGTAGTTTCCTATCGCCGCTAACTCTGAAACTACCAAAGGGAGTTACCGCAGTTGAGAGAACGGGGCATCTGCAAGGTTTCACCTATATGCCCAAATTTACCTCTAGGGAATCGCTTACACCTGAACCCCCAGTACTGGGGCTAGAGAACCGTTATCCCTCAACACTATTAGTATAGCGGAAGTTTGTTGGGTATGCTGTTAATACGGTCAGTTTGTAAACTGGCATAGTCCTTATGGAGTTCACACCCAATATATGCTCTATTATGTTTCTTAGCAACCATTGCAGTAGTACCTGATCCTAAGAATGGATCAAGTATAATATCACCCTCCTCTGATCCTGCTAGAATGCATGGTTCAATGAGATCAGGTGGATACACTGCAAAATGAGCACCCTTGTAGGGTTTATTAGTTATAGACCAAACAGATCTTTTATTCTTTGTCTTATAAGATTTGTTGAGTCCTGTATGTGGTGAGAGTCCAGTTCCTTCATTGTGATACTTCCCATTGGATCTGTCACGTGTACCCCAGTCTTTTGCTGGTTCCTTGATTGCTTCATTATCATAGAAATACTTTTTATTTTTAGATAATAAGAATAGGTATTCATGTGATTTAGTACATCTATCTTTAACTGACTCTGGCATTGGATTTGGTTTGTTCCAAATAATATCTTGTCTTAGATACCAACCATCCGCACGTAATGCGAATGCTAACATCCATGGTATGCCAATTAGATCTTTCTCTTTTAGTCCTTCGAGTTTATTTCCTCTACGTGGACACATATCTGGTAAATCTTGTTTTGTATTTGAGACTGTTTGTTTAACCAGTCCTTGTCCTCGCCCTGGCCTGTAATTATAGTAACTATCCCCAATATTAAGCCAAAGAGTTCCATCATCTGTGAGCACATCACGTACACCTCTGAATACTTCTACTAAATTATTAACAAACTCTTCTGGTGTCTGCTCTTGACCAATCTGATCATCCTCACCACCATAGTCACGTAGACCATAGTAAGGTGGAGATGTAACACACATTCGTGGTCTTTCACATATACCAGTAGTGATTTGTGCCTTGAGTGTACCAAGTGTTTTGCGACAGTCACCAAATAATACTGTGTTTCTCATTTGTAATGCTTCATCATTAGGTTAAAGGCAACGTCATAAGTGCATGCCTTGAGTAACTCTCCATTATGTATGACCATATATCTGTTATGCTTACCCATGATAGGTACAGCAGCCCATTCACCATACGGTTGTTTGGTAACAAAACCTGGCATCATAAACTTATCTTCTAAGAGATATGGATTTTCTAATTTCTCTAGTTGGGGTTTTCTGGTACGTTTTGCCATACTATATCACCGTATGTATCAACGACATACGCATTTATGAAATGGTCTGAGTCAGGACAGTCTGCTTGCTTGGGGAACCAAGCAGCAGCATTCACTGTTGCAGCCTCGTCTGTTTCAAACCTGATAGTAGTATACACCCCTTGTTTCATGATGTCAAGTACATACTCATCGATGAACTCCTCATACCATGTATTCACCGTTGCTTTCTTTGTTGCATTGAGAGCATTATACGTGCTAAGATCGAAGTATACTAACGTACATTGGTTACGATTAGCATAATACTCCATCAAATCAAATTGTGATAATTCGTTTCCTTGTATAATCATGTGTCTAAATCATCGAGAGTGTCATTAGCTTGTTGAATGAGTTTCTCTAAGAACTCTCTATTATCCTCAACATCACTAAGCAGTCCATCACTAGCAAGAACTTTAGTTGTTTTGATTCTATCATACTGTATTAATAGATCACTGAAGTATGTCTTATCAGTTTCTGACTTGAGTGTCAAGAAATATGCTATCTTATCTTTAAACTTATTAAGACGATGCTTACCCATCTCAATAAACTGTGAGTCAGTTGCAAGATAATCTTCAGTTGGGAAGTCTACCTTGTGTATTTTATTGTAAAACTCTGGAGATATAGGGAACTTAGTATTCTCTGTGTCATTAACAAACTCATCAGAATCAGTTAGTTCTCTTAATTTTTGTCTGTATAATACATACTGTGCTTTAAGATCAGCATCAATTGGTGCATCTGCTATCTGTGTCCAATCTGTTTCATCTAAGAGAAAATCTCTTGCTAGTCTTACACTCATTGGTGTAACTGACTTCTGCTTAGAATACATTCTAGCCAATTCATCTTGGAACTCTTGATTCTCAAGTGAATCAATTAAATAAAATGCTTCAATTAACTTATCTTTAAATGCAGTTGCTTCAGTAGCACCAACTGCTTCCATTTCATAGTCAACCCACTTAAATGTGCCAGCCTTGAAATCTTTTACATACTTCCTACGCTTGGCAGTATATGAATCATTGGTAAACCACTGGAATGTGATAAGTTTATCTTTATCACTGTCCCATAAAGGATATAGCATTGGAGTGAGAGTGTCCTTCCAATATGTTTCAGGAATAGTCTTTGGTGTACCGTTGTACTCAATCTCCTGATTGATAACATCTAACTGTACTTGCAGTACTGGTGCATCTGCCATTGTATTATTAGTATCTCCGTAGTATTTAGAAAGCTTTAATCAAGTACTTGCATAATATGTAAGGATGCACGAGTGGTACATCTATATCAGGGTCAATGGTAGCCTGTGGTTCTATCTTAGTAGTTGATTTTAATGTCAACGTTGCTTCAGATGCACCAAGACCAGAACTATATGTAATACCTGGACCTGTCTCACCTTGAACAGTATAACTTAGTGAGTCAACACCTGGTTTACTGATCTTACCAGCAGTAGGAACAAATACAAGACCTGTTACCTTCTCATTCCAGTAAATGAATTCAGCAATACCATAATGGTCACTGTCTGCATCATTATCATTAGCAGCACTAGGTGTAGCACGTGGTTGTTCAATCTTTATCTTAGTACCAACTGCCTTAGCAGCTACTGGTAATGCTACTGAATAAGTATACCATTGAGTATCACCACTACCACCATCCCATGCTTGACTGACAACAGGGACACTACCAATGAGAGGATCATTTCTAACTGATGCTGGTGTAATAATAGTATCAATCAATGTCCAGTCAGTTGCGTCTGCTGCTTGATAGTATACACGCAACACTTCTTCTGCTAAATCACCACCATTAACACCATTGCCTCTACATGCTTTGATTGAAAAATAATTACAATTGGTTGTGTCAACTGGATTCAATGTAATGAATCGTGTGCCAGTTGTACCACTGAGACCACCGAACTTGACGTAGTTAGTGTATTGTGATGAACTATTAGTACCTAAGAATAGTTGATCAATCTGTCCAGCAGCTTCATCAATGGTAGATGTAACCTTAGTACCACCACCAGCTCCATTCATAACATAGATGTATGGTATCTCTGTGTATCCAGCACCAACAGTATCTAAAGTGATTTGTGTTACTTTATTACCTGACACAGTTGCTGACGCAGTAGCAGCAGTGGTAGCACCACCTCCTGCAAATATAACATCAGGTACTTGTGTGGTTGGTAGTTTGAAGTTTCCAGCAGTTCCTGTACCCAGTCCACCACCAACAATATTTACATCCCATACTGTTGCATCCTGTGATCCTGAAGCAATAATATCACCAGTAGATGTACCTGTTTGTCCACCACTGTATCCAACAATCTTACCCAATCCAACCTTAACATATCCATTAGTACCACTTGAAGTAGATCCTGTAGTCTGTCCACCTGGACTGACACCTGCTCCACCGCTACCAACTGTTAATGATACTGATCCTGGATTATTTAATTGTGACCATTGTATAGATCCACCCCATGTTCCACCTGCTCCACCACCACCGCCTCCAGCGGTCCAGTAGTCATTATTATATACAGCACTGATAGATGCATATCCATTACCATTATTTGAATGACTGAATGAAGTAAGAGTAAACCAGTCAGTACGATAAGAACTAACACCTGATAGTCCTGCACCACCACCTTGGTGACCTCCATCTCCACCAGGAGCACCGCCAGGACCACCTGACGCTCCACCGTTTCCTTGTCCACCAAATGTAATACCGTTTCTAGCGACACCAGCACCGCCAGCTCCTCCACCACCACCGATACATCCGTAGTGACCACCGCCACCACCAGCTCCTGGTCCTAATGCCTGTGTTGTTCCGTCTGGAGATGCATATCCTGATGGTGGTCCTCCACCATTTGTACCAGCACCACCGTCATATCCAGATGCACCAGCACCTCCACCTCCACCAGCACCAGCAACAATCTGTGTTCCTCTCTTTAATAGTGAAGACGCACCACCGCCTCCACCTTCTGCTACACTATGTCCTTCACCACCATATCCACCATTACCACCAGCAGATGATGTTCCACCATTTCTAAAGTTAGCAGCAGAACCAATTTGAACTGACCAAGCAGAGTTTGAAAAACTTGATAACTGAGAAGATGTTAAATTAACAGTTATTACTCCACCATTATATCCATAGTATGCACCATAACCAGCTTGTCCACCCTTTCCACCTGCTATTGTGAATTGCACAGATGTTGGGTTACTAATACCCTGAGTATTAAATGTACCATCACCAGTAAGAGTCTGACTTAGTGTACCACTCTGTCCACCTTGCAGTAGGTTGATACCATCACTACCTCCACCATAATCACCAGCAAATCCACCAATTCCACCACCACTGGGATTACTTGGATAATCTGCTACTGGCCAACCATCTGATGTCACACCATTTGTACCGTTACCACCATCTTGACCATCCAGTCCACCCATAGCTGAGGTGCTGCCACTCTCGGTTGCTGTTCCACCGTCACCACCAGATCCTCCTTGCTGGCCACTGGATGCGCCACCGCCTTGTCCACCATTAGCAGTTAGATTAACATTACCAACCACCATCGTACTAGCAGTACCATTATTACCAGCAGATGTTCCAGCAGCACCTGATCCACCACCACCAGTAACTGTGTATATTAATCTGTCTGGTGTACCTGAGATATTTCCTAAGTTGATGCTGTATGATCCTGGTGATGTGAATGACCACTCATCTGAATAATCATAGATGGGAGTACCACCAGTATTAACTGTTCTACCACCAATATTAGATGAACCAGTAAATTTTTTCATTACTGGTTCAGGTATGTAAGTTTGGAATACATATGAACCAGCACCTTGAGCACCTGATGCCATGTAAAACTGATCAGCAGCATCTGCTGTTGGATCTTTAAGTGATCCACAACCAGCAGCACCACCAAATGCATCAAATACATCATAGGTAGCAACAGTATTATCTGTAATAGGACTTCTTAATAGTCCATGCTTGTGTGTAAATACAACACCACCAGTCGGATACCATCTAGCAAGTCTACCTCTACCTTCACGATAGTCTTGTAGATATCTATCACCTGATGTTTCTGATATAAATTCATTAAATCCTGGTATAGTATGATATACTGTGTGACTGTGTTGAGGAGCACCAGAGAGTTTAGTCTCTCTCATAGTTATCCCAACTTGTTGTTGACCAATAATACTACACTCAACAGTCTCAACAACATTATCATATCCAGTAGTAACTATCCTACCAAGTGAGAAGTATTCATCTTGTTGTTCTTTAGCAAGATACCATGCTCCACCTGTAGTACCAACACCAAGTGTAGAGTTACCTACGTTAGCAGAGTTATTACCAAATACAGGTCCATTACCAACCACCTTCTTAGCAATCATATCAGGAACTTTAAATGTTCCTAAGTTTGGATCACCCCACCACTTCATTACATTAGCAGTATTGATACCTTCAATAGAACCTTCGGAATTAATTCTTACAACAGCAGCAGCACCTGCTCCAGTACCACTAATAAATTGCACTGTTGGTGCTGATGTGTATCCTGATCCAGGATTAACAACATCAACACGTACAACTACTCCACCCTCAACTGTGCATCCAGCAGTTGCTTGTACTCCAGATCCACCACCAGGAGCAGTGATTGATATAGTTGGAGCATCAGCATAGTTTGCTCCACCATTTGTTAGATCAATACCACTGCTAGATCTACCACCATACTTGTTACCAATAATTTGATATAATCCTGGAAAATCATTAATATTATACTCTTCTCCATTACAATACAGATATCCCTCATGTGTATATGCAGGATCATCTGCTACTTGGTATGCATTACCAGTAGTCTCTGTTAAATTAGGAAATGTGGTAGCACCAAACTTAACAAAACTATGATCATATGAGTTTGTGCCAGTCTTTAAATTGGGTACAATAGCACCCACTGGAGTTGTATCTACGGTAAGATCTGTGTAGAAACCTGTCCGAGCATTTCTGTATAGTTGTGATGATGTCATTAGATCTTAATTAAATATTCCATAACAACAAAAGGAGCACATGCAGAATCAATTGATACTGAATTGTCTTCTCCAATAGTCATGGTAGTTTCTAAGTTTTCAGGTGGAATAACAATAGCATTTGTCTTAACCTGATAGTTGTGATCCCCTTTGTCTATATCAATACGATGATTATGCATAGTTGGATCGGTTCCACCTTCACGTGGTAATTCTACCGTGTCTGTTGTGGTATTCTCTAGGTCAGCTGTTGCACGACCAACACCTACTGAATCATTTGTTTGTAGTGGTAGTACATCATATAAACTATTACCAAGAAAATCTTCAGGTACACCAGCAGCACCTTGAATATAAGTTGCAGGAACTGTTAACATAGATCCACTAGCAACAGCACCACCAAATTCAGTACAGTAGAAAAGTAATTGCAAGTTGTTTCTATAACGTGCAATATTATTATCATCAACAGAACCATCCATTGATCCTCTATCTAAATCAAATGATGAGTTATTAATACAGTTATATGTGTATTGATCACCAGCACCATAGATGCAGTGACCCCAATAGATAGTACCCTGTGGACCTTGTGTTGATGTTGCACCACCACCTGAACCTGGAGACCATTTATCTATAGCCATACAAGGTCGTTGTCCTGAACCTGGAGTTCCACTACTGTTAGTAGTTTCATCTAACCAATCCTGAATAGGAATAGTAGAAGCATTTCTTCTACCAAGTTGTCCCATAGTCATTGGAGCATTAGTACTAGTCTCATTAGTAGCTAAGTTTCTTGCTCTTGTTGCTGAGTGGAAGTGTGAGTGTGGGTGAATAGTATTCTCTTCAACACCCTCAGTATCTGTACGGTGTGTTTCACCAGCATATATCCAAGAGGGTTTACCTCTAATATCAATCTCTTGACTTGGTACTGAAATAGATCCACTATATGAAATTCTAACATTAGTACCAATGGCAGATACTGCCTCAATACCAATACCTGAACGACTTACTTCATTATCTAATGCGTTCTTTAATCTTATATTATTATATAATCCTGAGTTAGCACCTGAAGTTGGTTCAGGATACTTAGAACCAAGATCAGGAACCATGAACTGTGAATCAGTTAATGAATCAAAGTCTGTAAGATCAAGATTCTTTCTGATAAACTTACAGTTTGCTCCTACTCCACATATAGCAGCAAGTTGTGGATAATCTTCAGCATAATACTTTGTACCATCACACTTCAAATAACCAGCAGGTAAATTTGTTGCGTTAATAGCACCATCGGGCAATCCTTCATATTCTACTGGCCATATAATTACCTGACCAGTCAGATTACCATATTTTGCTCTTTCTCTACTGTAGAATACTGCCATTAGAATGCCTTGATAATGAATGTCATCGTTAACGAAGGTTGTGTAGTATCACATGAAATATTTAGTGCATTTTCTAAACTTTCTGCCTGTAATGCAGAACCATCTGCGTTGTCAGCAACATGTGATGGAGGTCCAGCCATGGATCCTATACCCTGTTGTATCTCAAAACTACCATGATTATGTGCTCGATAAGATGATTGAACTGGATCCTTATTTTCTGCAGCTAAATTCATTGAACATGGCCATGCACCATGTCTAAACTTCAAATCAAATGTACCAGACACCAGTGTTGATGAGTTGAGAGTAATCTCCCACTGTGGTGTCGGATTAACAGAAACGTCCTGAGCAGCTTCCATTGTCTGTATATAAGTACCTTCTCTTACAACATCATACTTATCATCAACATTAACTGGTGTAACATACATCAGTGGAGTTATCCTATCCCATTGCTGCCATTGATCTGGTGCAGTACCATAAGTTCTTCTAAGATCAGTACCACTAGGTAATATAATTTTATTAGTGGCATCAAGTATACAACCAGAAACTGTGAACACTGGTGCAGTCTCAGGATCGTCTACTAAACCATCCGATCTTAATGGTGATCCTGTATCATATCCAAAGTAGTTTGGTCTAGACCTAAACTCCATAGGTCTTGGGAACATACCAGTATGATTTGGTGTCTTATGTGTATCTACAGGAACAGCATCTAATATCTGATCTGTATTTCCTCTACTAAAAATTGTTTGTGTGTATGTTGTACTACCATGACCAGATCCTCTATCATTAGTATTAGTACGCCAGTTCGCTTCACCAGCAGGAGTATGACCCCAGTAGTCTTTATTAGAACTGTCTGTTATGAACTCCATGAAACTGTCCATACGTGGTAGAGTATGCTCATGAGTTTCATCACCATAGAATGTGATAGAAGTTGCACCATTCTGCCATACCGTTGGTTCAGCAGATTTAAGAGCACAGTTATTAGGACCATCATCAGAACAATAAACACTAGCAGAGCCAGTCATTTCCATACCTCTATCTGTTCTGAACGTCATTACACCTGTTGGGTTGACGTTGGTAGATAATATATTATCTGAGTGACCATGAGCAGGAGTATGATTAATACCTAGCTTACGATTCAATGTGTATATTGTCTCAATAAAATCAGGAGCAAACAAAGATATGTTAGTGAACTTAAAGTATAAGTTACCAGCTATATTAAGTGTGAAATCAATATCAGCAGTTGCTTCATAAGTTGTAGTAACTGGTGTTGTCTCACCATAATCACTAATCAAACCACCAACTATACTTTGAGCATCACTCTGACCATATTGATACGTTGGATCATTAAGATTACTATTCTCTATGTCATACATGACTCTATTGGATAGGTTAGGTAACCTAAACTCAGCATTATCATACCCATAATAAGGGAATGGATAATGATCTCCATTAGAATCAGTCATGTCACCACCATAGGTATCACCTATGATTGATGCTAACATTGGATAGTCAGAAGCCTTTACTGTTTGACCTGTACATACAATCCATCCTTTAGGTATATTGGAAGCAAGGAAACCTGTACCACCATCACCGCCCCAAGGTAGGATAGTTCCTACCTTTGCAGTTCTCATACTTTTAATAGAGTCGTAGAGTGCAGTCATATCTTTAGAGTTCGATTAACCACCATCCTCTCAATGCAGGAGGAATAGTTTGTGCAGAAGCAGAACCTTCAACGTCAACAGTACCAGCATAAACTAGACCGAATGATGCGTTGCGTGTCTGGATAATTAACTCACCTGAATCCCATGCTGTATTCAATGTCTGACCAGCACCAGCAGCAATTCTTGAACCAAATCCATCACCTTGAATATTCGTAGCAATGTTGTTGATCTTCTTCGCTCTGATAATCAGACTTGTGTTGTATGTGAGGTTACCACTCAATTCAACAAATCTAATCATGTCACCTGTTTGTGCATTCTCTGGTAGGTAAACAACCATGTTGCTTCCAGAAGATGCATTAATAAGATAGTTCTGGTTAACTTGTAGTGGGTTATCTTGTTGTTGTCCAAGACCTGTTGTAGGATCGAAGGCAACATAAGTGTGTCTTCTACCACCACCAGCAGTCCAGTATTTCTCGATACCGAATGAGTCAATAGCGTTGTTCTGATAGATCTTAAAGTCTTTAGGACCTTCAGTTCCACCAACTCCAGCAGCACCTAAGTTATCTATATGGAATATTGGATCAATTGCTGATTCAACTGACAATACCTTACCTTTCTGATAGAAGGTTTCACCCATCAAGATGTTACCTTCTCTATTGGTAACTCTGAATGAAGTCTCGGTTGAACAGACTCCATGCATCTGACAGTTATCATAGTAGATCTTAAGATCACCGTAGAATGCAGCAGCACCCTTAAGTGTAAGACCAGCAGTATCTGTCTTAGGATCTTCAAGTGATCCGTCACCTGAGTGACCATCATCGTTAGCGATGGACATGACCAGAGTCTTACCATCAGAACCATACATTCTGACGTTACCACTGATAACCTCAAGATCTTGATTGATCGTTGTAGATCCACCACCAAATAGTTTAACTGGTGTAGTACCAATAACGTTAGGTTCTCTGATCTGCTTAGGCATCTTGATTGCATAGAATGCATCAAGTGATCCATCAACAGAATCAGGTAGGAAGAATTCAGTTCCTATTCTAACCAGAGTTACATAATCAAGTTTAGGAGCAATTAGATCAGCATCTTTAAGTGTGATCTCAAGTCTAACATCACTTGTGTTAGGTGTTCTAGCCTTGAGTTCTGTTGCTCTGTCATTCTGTGTTGCAGGTACATCATGTAAGAGTGTGGTAGTTCTATCATACTTGTCTAACTTAACAACGTTAGCACCGATAGAGAATGCTATCGCACTCGTGCCTTCAACTCCACGACCACCATTGGTATACTCAGCATTAGATGCTGTTGGTAGTATCAACTCACCACCTGAACCTGTGTAAGGATCATCAGTGATTTGAATGATTTCAATAGATGATGTGGTATAAAGTGCAACCAGATCACCCTTAGTGAATGATGTTAGGTTACCTTGAATTTCAATGTTAGATGTTGCTTGTACAACAGCAGTAGCAATCTGTGTTGCAGGACCACCAGAGATAACAGACATTGGATTATGTCTGTAAACGTGTACTTCATCAACACCCTTAGTATATGCAGCAGGTGCAGTACCATACTGCTCAGAAAGCATGAAGACTGTACCGTGATGGTTACCAACAGTTGTGTCACCTGTGCAAGTGTCAACCTCGAAGGTTGTAACCTCAGAACCATTTGTTATAGTTAACTTCTTATTAGTAGTGGAGTTAGTATAAGGTGCAGAACATGTACCATTGAGACTCAATTGACCATTGATAACGGTAGTTCCACCTGTACCCAACTGAGTATTACCATTTGTTGAGTCAACTTCAAAGACTGTTACCTCATTAGCAGTGTCACAACCATTCTTAATGGATAGTTTCTTAGCAACCTGAGATAGAAGAGTCTTGACCTTGAACATCTCACCTTGATCAAAGACACCATTAGAAGTGGTATCTTCACGATCAACAATTACATAGTCACCAATTGCAATAGATCCACCAAACTGTGATAGGTATAGATCTTCTTCAGCACCTGTAGCATCTAAAGTTGTAGTTGTCCAAGTAGCATTGTACTGAACGATACACTTGAAGATTGCTGTAGTATCATTATGATCAGATCTCTTAGCAGTGTATGTACCAAATGGTAGTCTCTCAACTACGATCCAGTAAGGTGCAACGTTGATTCTTGGAAGAGAAACAATCCTGACAAATTCTGGATGCTTAACACCACCTGAATCATCAGTATCAATGAGTAGTATATCCTGCTCACTAAAGTACTGAACACCATTAGCATCGTATGGACGATTCTTAAGTGGTAAGTAGTACTGCTCACCAGTTAGAGCTGGTAGAGTTAGAGGTTCAACAGTTCCAGCAATCTGTGTGATTGCATTCTGGAATACTGTTCCACCCCAATCACCAGTACCAGCAGTATCAACTGCGTTATAATTATCCTCAGTGCTTGCAAGTCTTAGTACATCAATCAAGTCAACGTTACTGTTGAATACATTGTTACCAAGATCTCCACTAGCATGAGAGAATGGAGTAGATCCAATTTGTGCTCTGTATGCTGTGAATGCGTAAGAAGCAAATCCACCACAGAGTGTGATATCAGAGTTAAATCTAGCAGCAGAATCAACAACTAGGTTGTTTCTAATTGTTGTAGTACCACCCTTACCAGCGATTGTGATCTCAGCAGCGTTGGTAGCAAAGTCAAGTTTAGATGTAGCAGAACTACCAGAGAAGAACTCAACAGTTCCAGCAGTAGATGTTAACTTAACAGTGTCAAGTAATCCTCTATCTGTTCCTAACTGGAAGTCTCCCTTAGTCTTGAATGACTTAGTACCTATAAGTGTGAATGATAATGATTCGTTATTATTATAAGCACCACCTATCTCTATCTTAGAAATATTGGTGGAAGTATCAGGAGTAGCACCAATCCATATATTACTATGGAGTGAAGCATTACCTACACGAATGAATTGATCAGCAGTGCTATCGTTAGCAACATGAACTGTACCAGCAGTAGGTGCAAAGTCTAATGTTCCAACAAATAGACTTGGGAAGAACTCAATCGTTCCTGTAGTAATAGTAGTTCTAACCTGTGCAGTACTAGTTCCACCACCACCATTGATCTCGATGTCTTCTTCAAACTTAGCATCATCTGTAAATCTAGATGTGCCATCAACAACTAATGCTCTATCTAATTCAGTGTTAGTTACATTGATACCAACACGTCCACCGTTAGCAGTAGAAACACGTAAGGTTGCTTCATTCTCTGGTGTGGCAGAATCTCCACCAACCATGAGTGCATCAGTACGATCCTGATATGTTCTAGTAGCATCTGTGTTATGTGATGCATAATCAGTGATCTTCTTACCACTGATGAATGCAGTACCAACAACATCTAAGTTAGCACGTGGTTCTGTCTTAGCATCAACGAAGTTTGTTTCGAAGGATGCCTTATCAGATCTACCAACTGTGTTAACACCAAGTTTGTAATCACCAATAGCATCAGTCTCTGTTCTAAGTGCTTCAGCACCAATAACACCCCACTCTTTCCAGTTAGAATTAGAGTATTCAAGTCTAATGTTAGGATTAGTAGTAACCTCATCAGACCACATTCTTGGGTTCTGATTGTTAACAGTGTTCTTAGTTGCACCGATAGCAAACTGTAATGTATTAGCAGCAGGATTAAATCCATTTGATATGACCTGCCATGTACCATTGAAATCAGGATCAGAGAATCCACTGATTCTAAGTTCAGAAGCAGATGTAACACCAAGTTGCTGGTTAGTTAATGTAGCCCATGTAAGTGTAATAACGTTGGTGTTATTGAATGCAAATGATTCAGGAACAGCGTTACCAATTATGGTGTAGTAGTTAGAGTAGATCCAACCAAGTGATCCAGTCTTACCAATGCTTCCACCCTTGAGTAGGAAGTCACCAGAACCAGGAGTACCAGCATTACCATACTGAACAATCTGACTTGCATTAAATGCACCAGTTTGATCAGGAGTAATGTTAGAAGGTACAGCACCTACAACATGTGTCTGAATCTTGTATGCCTGACCATCTCTGCGACTATTGAACTGGAAAATTGCTGCGGAAATTTTATTCCTAGCAATGACAATATCACCACCAGTTTCGACATTTCTAACGAACGCTGATCTATCAAGAGAACCATCATCAATAGCAGGATCAACGAAAGAAGAAACTACCAACGCAGGGTTGTTTCTAACAGTTCCAAGAACATTAATTAGAACAGGTGAGTTGAATGTACTTCTCTTATCCTGAGCCTCACCACCATTAACAGTGATGTACTCATTAAATGTAACAGGAGTATCAAACGTAGTAACTAGATTACCTAGTGTCTCGTCATCATCAGCAGAATCCTGAAGTGTTGCAGACTCAAGGAATACTTCTTCACCAGTGATAGCATCAATCTTACGGTTACCAATGTATAGGTCACCATTTGAGTTAAGACCAGTGTAGAATACAATACCACCATTCTCTTTCTTAGACTGAGCATAGAAGTCTTGTATCTCTGTGAGTACAACCTCTTGACGTTGAGGTAGACCAGTTGAGTAGTTACCTGGACCAAAACCAAGATATTCAAATGTGTGGTTACCTGCTCTTGCGATAGATGGTCTTCGAAGTTCAACGTAGTATCGTTGATCTGCTACGACTGTACTATCACCAACAATAGGAATTAATCTATCTTCAGAACCAGAAGCAGCATTACCCTTCTGTGCTCTCAATCTATTGTCAATGCTGGATGATACCTGTGTATAAGTATTAGATCCAAATGCATTGTTCTTAAGTAGATCAATAACACTCTCTTGAGTTAATGAACCCTTAAAGTCATTGACTCGTACTAAACCATGAGTATAGTTATCAGCAGCAGAATATGTCTGAGGTGGATCAACTAATGTTGCATCCAACTGCTGATACCAGAGAGGATCGTTCTTATAGTTTAATGGATATAGTTTGCTGATAGGTTGAGAGAACTTGAAGTTCCTGAAGTTACCTAAGTTACCAGCACCTTGAGGTAGTGGTGAAATGTTACCACGAACAGCAGTAAGATAATAGATACCATCTTGCTGACCATAGATACGTTTCTGAATCTCTTGTGTATTGAAGATATAGAATGTGTCATCAATCTGACCAACATCTTCTACTGACTCAACATAGTATTGGATACTTGCATCGTCTTCAATAATATCACCTGGTGTGATAGTATAGATGCCAGCACCATTCTGTCTGTAATAGTATTCAGGATATCCTTTCTTAATAAGATCCTTAAGTACCAATGACTTACCATAGTCAGCATCAGCAAGTAGATCAGCGAACGCTGTACCTTGACTGAACCTTATGTTATCAATGGTATCATAATCAATCTTACCAACAGTATCCTTAAGGATCATGTGCCATGTAGTAGTACCAGGTACATTCATGATGGCATGGATATAACCATAACCACTAGAGTTACCAGCCCACTCAACCCTGTTACTTTGTACAGATTGTGTCTTGTTAGGAGTGAATGATCCACCTTGAGGTGCAGTAATCTTAACAGTAGTAAACTTAGTGTTAAGTAGAGCAGGATTAGTAACACCCTGTTCAAATACAGTTAGTTCTAAGAACTCATCAGCACCCTGAGTAACATATCTACCAGACTGAATCGTCATGGAGATATAGTTCTGAGTTGTAATGATCTTAGCAAACTGTGTATTACCTACAAGATCCTTCTTATATGGATCGTATGCTACTTCATCATTAAGACTGAAGTTAATAAAGTCTTGCTTATCATAACCAATGTACTCATTGGACTGTACTGGGTTAGAGAAACGTGCTTTAGTTACGTTACCAGATACAGGTTTCAATAATAGTTTCTGAGGTACTAACCTTCTTGTTTCGTCAGTCCTTGTCTTAATGGTAAATCCGTTAAGTGGATCACGAACAGACTTAAGGTACTGAGGTATAACATAACGTAGACGATATAGTCTATCATCAGCAGGTCTCTCATCCTTAACTCTTTCGAACCAAGAGTCATTAGTCTTATCAATACCATCAGCATATTCTCTGATCCTCTTAATGATCTGATCTGTGCTGTTGTCATTCTCAACCTGTAAGTACCACTTACCATATATTACTGGTGCAGTATTAGGATTAACAAACGTTGGGTCAAAACGCATTGGTGACTCACGCTTGTTAGCAAAGACATTAAAGTCATAAATGCCTGGTTGATATGTGATTGGGTTAACACCCTGTTCTGAATCACTCTTAGTCTTATGGATAGTAAAGACTTTCTCTGTCTGATACCTAGCATAGAAATACTTGTTACCTAACAATCTACCATTACTATCTGCAACAGTACTATCACTAGCATATGCTGCACCAACTAAAGGTAAAGAACCACCTTCTCTTTCTCTAAAGAATACAGTGTGACCTGTGATGTTAGAGAATGGAACATCAAAGATGTGTGGAACGTCTGTACGTATGTTAGTATTACTTACACCGTCAAGTACACAAGCATATTGATGTAGATCATAGTTATCATCAAGAACAAATTGATATAGATCAATCTCTACATCTGGATGTATATCTTCTACTTCAGCAGAGTGTAGGTAGATACCAGCAGCAGCATTCTCTTTGCTGCTTGCAAGCATTAACTTAGTCTGATCTGTTCCATTAAATGTAGATGATATACCATAGTTCTCAGGTTTAGTAGTTCTTGCAGGAGCAATTACATAGTACTCTTGGTTGGTAGAAAATCCATTAGGTAGTCTAATGAAACGCTTATCAACATCAACATAAGAACTGGTTGCTGTATCATAACGTGGACGTGGAACCAATCTAACTGGTGTACCTGTCTCAAGATCGTGTGGATTAGATCCAGCACCCTGTGATAATGTCCAGACTGTTGCTCTAGATGCTAGTGCAGTAGACAACTGTGATGGTTCACTACGTGGTACAGTTCCTAGTCCAGTTTGAATAACTGTGCTAATGTTAGAGAAGTACTGACGAATAGCATTTGCTTGGTCAACACACTGAGGATATGTTGTGTTCTGTGTGATAGTATCATCAACTGTTCTAGTAAGAGTTGTGTATACTCCATCAATGAACTGGAAGTACAAGTAAGAGTTAGTACTGGTTGCGTTAGCATTAATAGAAGGACCAAACTCTAGACCAAGAGGAACAGGGTTCCTTTCAACACTGTCAAGATAAGAAGCAGAGTTAATAGTTCCAGTGATTATCTGGAAGAGAGTTGTGATTGTAGATGCAACCTGTTGACAAGCACCATTAGAAATAGTTCTTGGTACACCATCAAGACTTGTTGGTGTTTCAACTGTGTCAATAACAATCTTGAATAGTGAGTTAAGTGTTGATCTTACATCCTCACATGATCCAACTGAAGGAGTCCTTGTAACTCCACCAACTACGATTTTTTCTGATGAGCTGACGAAGGTATGAACTGACGTATCAGGTGATACACCAACATTAACCGTGATTGTGGTAGCAGTAGTGCCAGTAATGGTAGGATCATTTGTAGATACGGGGTCTGTTGTGCGTGGATATGTATGCTGAGTAGCATTGTTATCTCTAGCACATGTGAATGTTAAACTGTTGTCAACAATATGAACACTGGTTCCAGCTGAATAACTATGAGCACCAATGTCAAGTGTTAGAGCACCAGTTGCAGGATTATAAGATGATGTTGTTACTGTATGCTTCTTACCAGATAATGTACTAGGATCTGCAATAGCATCAGTTACAATCTTAGTAAGAACACCAACAGCAGATCTCATGTCCTCACAAGGACCATTAGAATCTGTACGTGTAACACTACCAAGTGATGCAGGATTCTGAATTGTACCAGTTAAGATAGTAACTAATGTATCAATAGCACTAAGTACAACGTTGCAGTCTCCATTGCTTACACCATCAGTGATGGTTGTATCCTTAGTCTGAGTTAGTGCAGTGTGACCACCAACAGTAACATCTACATTAGTAGCAATCTCTTTGATGATGTCACGTACTGCATTGAATGCAAAGATAGTTTCATTCTCTGATCCAGCAGCATGAGCACCAGCAACATAAAGGTTAGCAGCATCCCATACTCTATGGTTACCACCATAACCTGTGTTGTGTGCAACAACTTTAACTACATCCTTAAGGTCATCAAGACAATCAGTAGAACTATAACCAGCACCCCATGTGTATGAAGGATACTGAGCAATCATTCTACCCAATGCAATCTCTGCTGCAAACTCTACGTTAGCCAAGATTAGATTCTTAGCATCAGCATGTCTGTTGCTTACATGAGCAGCTGCACTGGCAGTTATAGAAGTGTCTCTAACTTGAGTACGACCATGAGAACCAAGTGTTACAATGTTCTCATTCCTAGCGATTTGAATCATCAAATCACGTGCATGATTAAGTGCTTGGATAGTTTGTTCTTCTTCTCCAGCAACTTCTTCAACCATACCCTGTACATAGAGATCGGTCATTTCCCAAACTCTATCGTTACCACCGTATGCTAAGTTGTATGAAACTTCTTCAACGAAGTCTACAATGTCATCCTTACAATCTTGTGGGTTACCTGTTGGAGGAACAAATCCAGGATGGTTGACCAACATTCTTTCATATGCTTCATCAGCAATGAGTAGTTTGTTAGCAACAACTAGGTTACGTGCATCACCAAATCTATCTGTTGGAGGATCAGCTTCATTGAATGTGATACTCTTATCAAATACCTGTGATAAACCATGACTACCAGTGACAAGAATCTTCTGGTTTCTAAGTGCTTGAGCAGACATCTCACGTGCTTGCTCAAATACATAATTGGTTTCTTCTTCCTCACCAGCAACATGAGCACCAGTCTTGTACGAGTATGCAGCATCCCATGTCTTATCATTACCACCATAGGCAATGTTATCAGCAACTGCATCTAGTAGATCAACAACATCATCAATACAATCTTGATTATGATACTGTTGGTTACCAGCAACTGTGAATACCTTGTGTATTGAATTAGTTACTGCACTAACAAACTTATGGAAGTATGCACCACCAGTTTGAATAGCACCAGCAGATGCACTCTTAAACTGGTGTGGATATTGATCAGCAAGAGCAGCAGCACCAACATTAACTGTGAATGTTCCTGTCTCTCTTTCAATATTATTAGCAACTGCTCTTACAAATGTATGGTTAGCAGTAGGATAATGCTTGATCGAATTAGCAACAGCACTTACAAATGTATGAGGTGACTGTGGTTCGAAGTGTACAGCATTAGTAGTTGAACTTACAAATGTGTGAGTGTATCTCTGGTTAAAGATAACAGCATTAGTTGCTGCACTTACAAATGTATGATCATACTGGTCAGCAACAGCACCAACATCAACATTAACTGTGATAGTTGTAGCTGTAGCATCCTTAATTTCTAGATCAGCATTGTATGCTGGATCAGTAACTCTAGGATATGTGTGGTTAGTAGCATTGTTATCCTTAGTACATGTAAATGTCAAAGAATCAGATGCTAATTTAATCTTCTCACCATTTTGTAAATCATGTACTCCAATGGTAAGAACAAGATCACCAGTAGATGCATTATAAGAAGCAGCAGTAGGTGTATAGTTAGTTAAAGGAGATGCACCAATGTTAACTGTAATAGTTCCATTCTGTCTCTTGATACCATTAGCAACAGCAGATACAAATGTATGATTAGTAGTATCACTAGAGATACCTACGTTAACATCAAATGAATTTGTTGTTACATTTTGAATCTTTAACCAACGTCCACTTGGATAGTCAAATCCTGCACGGGGATAATTTTTGGAACTTACGTTACCATCAAGGTCACATGTCATTACCAGTGAACCATCAACTATCTGGATATAATCTCCACTAGTGAATCCATGATTGTTAACTGTAACTGAAAGAACACCTGTCTCAGGAATATAAGATGCACCAGCAGCACTGTGAAGTGTAGCACCTACCTCATTAATAGTGATAGATTTCTCACCTGCAAATGGATCAATACCTGGACGTGGGTAACTATGATTAGATGTGTTATTATCTTTAGAACATGTAAAGGTTAGTGAATTATCTTTAAGGATAATGTTTGCACCTTCACGAAGACCATGTTGACCAATGGTAAGGATCATCTCACCAGTGGTTGAGTTATAGTCAGCAGCACTAGGAGTCCATGTCTGGTTATCTCCAGCTCCACCAACATTAACTGTAATTGTATTTGCAGTTCTATCAATAATGTTCAATGATCTTGAAGAAGCCCAGTCACTACCAGTCTGACGTGTGATTGAATTAGCAACACCACTTACAAATGTATGTACATCTGTATTAGTAGAAGGTGTGCCAGCAAGACACTGGAACTCAAATGTATTTGATGATACGTTAGAAACTTTAATCCACTGACCACTTACAGGATCACTAGGACGTGGATATGATTTCTCTGCATTGCTACCTGTTGCTCCATTGAATCCACAACTGAATGTTAATGCACCATCATTCATCCTAATGAAGTCACCGTTCATCAATCCATGATCGGTTGTAGTTGTAACAGAAACAATACCTGTTGTAGGATTATATGTTGTACCAGTTGTAGGAGTAAGAGCTTTAGATGCTGGACGTGGATATATCTTATTGGATTGTTCACCATCCATCTGACACTTGAATGTCAATGAATTATCATCAATGGTAATACCATCACCAATTGCAAGAGAGTGAGCACCGATTGTTAGAGTAAGATCTCCACTAGCAGGATCATAATTTGCACCTGTTGGTGTGAACTTATTCTCTGTAATATCAGCAACAACAGCACCGTAGTCAGCAGATATAAATGTGTGAGTATAGTTACCACCACTGGTTACAGAGTCAGCAAGACCAGAAACAAATAGATGTTGTGTGGTGTCAGAAGACCTACCAACATCAAGTGTGATAGAATCAGCAGCAACAGCAGTAACATTTACAGGAGAATCATATGCCTTATCTCTCTTCTGAGTAACAGCACCAGCAACAGCAGATACAAATGTATGTGCAGTAGTGTTAGTAGATGGAGCAAAGTCTAATACTTGAATATCAAATGTGTCTGTAGTTACAGCAAGAACCTTAACCCACTTGTTACTGATAGGATCAGTAGTACGAGGATATGTGTGGTTAGTACCATTACTATCTTGAGCACATGTAAAGGTTAGAGAATTATCTGCTACCTTAACCCAGTCTCCTTGCTTAATACCATGACCACTATTCTCTAATGTAAGAATACCTGTTGTAGGATTGTAACTAGCATCAGATATATTATGTGAATCAATAGTTGTTCTTGGATATGCATGATTGGTAGCATTATTATCCTGAGCACATGTGAATGTGACAGCACCATCAGCAAGTTTAACAGAATCACCAACACTGATATTATGACTACCAATAATCAATGTCATCTGACCAGTTACAGGGTCAAATGATGCACCTGTTGGAGTATGAGTAACTAGAGGTGATGCACCAACCTGAATAACTAACTCATCACCAGAAACTGCCTGTGCTGTAGCCCCAGTAGTGAAGATGGGATCAGTTAAACGAGGATAAGTCTTAATCTCAGAAGTATCACCCATTGTGCAACGGAACTTCAATGAGTTCTGTGCTATAGTAATATTCTTACCATTAGGAATATTATGATTAGGAATGGTTAGGACTAAGTTACCAGTTGCAGGTTGATAATCAGCACCAGTTGGTGTATATGATTGTGATGCACCTGCCTGACCAACATTAACTTTAAATGAATCTGTGGTTGAACCATAGATTGATAACCACTTACCATTGATAGGATCCTTAAGTCTTGGATAAGCATGCTCAGTAGCATTGTTATCCATATCACATGTAAATGTGAGAGATCCATCAGCAATCTTAATTCTGTCACCATCACTAAATCCATGACTAGCAACTACCAATGATAGTTCACCTGTTGCTGGATTATAAGAAGCATCTGTTGAACTATGATGAGTAGAACCAACATCCTTAACTGGTAGAGATGTAGTTCCAGCAGGGTCAGTAGGTCTAGGATATGCGTGGTCTGTTGCGTTGTTATCCTTATTACATGAGAACTTGATAGAATTACCAATGATCTTAACGTCTTGACCAGGCTCTAGGTTATGTTGTCCAACTGTTAGAGTAAGATCTCCACTTGCAGGGTTATATGCTGCATCACTTACGTCAAGATTACCTTGAGTTGTCTTACCAATATTAACAGTTATCTGATTAGTAGATGCTGTTAAGACTGGTAGATCCTCTTGATATGCAGGGTCACTAATACGTGGATATGCATGAGAACTACCATGATTATCCATATCACAGGTAAATGTCAATGCACCATAATCAATCCTTACACGATCATTAGACTTCTTAATACCATTAGGATTAGCATCAATGAATGAGTGAGTATAGTTACCGCCAGTAGTAATTGCTTTAGGTATAGCACTTACAAATGTATGTGCAGTTGTATTAGAAGATGTACCAACATCTAAAGTTACTGTATCATTGTACCTTGTCAATCCATTGGCAACAGCACTAACAAATGTGTGTGCATAATTACCACCAGAAATTAGAGCACCACTAGTAGCAGATACAAATGTGTGTAGATAGTTACCACCAGTCTTAATAGCACCTGCATCAGCAGACTTGAATGTATGGACATATCCACCACCAGACTTAACAGCACCTGCTAGTGCAGATACGAAAGTATGTACGTCTGTAGTCTTGCTTGAAGGACCAACATTAACTGTGATAGTATCAGCAGTAACACCAGTAATTTCTATTGCCTGATCATATGATCTATCAACCTTAGAAGTAATACCGTTGGTGCTACCAGTTACGAACAAGTGAGCAGTGGTGTTAGTAGAAGGAATAACATCCAATACTTGTACTTCAAATGTAGTTGAAGTTACATTAGAAACCTTCAACCACTTACTACTTACTGGATCAGTTACACGAGGATATGTGTGCTGAGTAGCATTATTGTCCTCCATACATGTGAAGGTAAATGCACCAGTAGCAAACTGAACATAGTCACCGTCCTTGATGTTATGAGCAGCAGTTGTTACACTTAATATACCTGTAGCTGGATCATATGTTGTACCAGCAGCAGCTGTATGTGTTTCAGTAGCAGATCTAGGATAAGACTTAGCACTTTGACTACCAACAGAGAATCCAACGAATACTGTCATTGTTGTTGCAGTGACAGAATCTAGACCCAATGTTTCATTACGGAATGGGTCAGTAGCACGTGGATATGTGTGCTGTGTAGCATTGTTGTCAGCATCACAAGTAAATGTCAATGCATCCTGTGCAAATGTAATTGTACTATTTGCTTTCTTAAGACCACTAGCAGTAGCTGATACAAATGTGTGTGCATAGTTTCCACCAGATGTAACACAGTTAGCAGTTGCAGAAACAAATAGGTGTGCTGTAGTATTAGTAGATGGGATTGTACTCAATACCTGAACACTAATTGTTGTAGCAGTTACATCTGTAATAGCAAATGATTTATCAGAGAATGGATCAGTTGCACGTGGATAGGTATGAGTTGTTGCGTGATTATCTTCAGCACAAGTAAATGTTAGAGAGTTATCTGCAATCTTAACAGCAGTACCAACAGTCAAACTATGAGCACCAATGGTAAGTTCCATTATACCAGTGGTAGGATTATAATTTGCAGCTGTAGGTGTATGCTGTATTAATGGAGATGAACCAACATCAACTGAGAATGAATCTTGAGTTACATTAGAGATTTGTAACCACTTACCGAATGTAGGATCAGATCTGCGTGGGTATGTCTTAGTAGAAACATTACCATCCATAGCACAGTTAAGTGATATGGAACCTTCAGCAAATTTAACTCTATCGCCATTACTAAATCCATGATTAGCAACAGTAACAACCATAGCACCAGTTGCAGCATTATATACTGCGTCTGTTACTGTATGTGTGGAAGCAGCATTTAAAGCATGTGCTCCAACTTCAAGAACCAATTCACCTGTTATAGGATCGTAAGTTGTACCAGAAGCTGCTGTCCAATTATTGCTACCATCATCCGTGATACCATTAGCAGCACCAGTGATAAAGGTGTGTGGGACATTACCATATGTACAACTAAATGTTACACCATCATCAGCAATCTTGATTGACTCACCAACAGTTAGACTGTGGTTTCCAATCTTCAATGTCATCTCACCTGTTGCAGGATTGTATGAACCATCATCAACATTGTGACTTACTATTGGAGATGCACCAACGTCAATAGTAATAGTTGTAGCTGATGCTGCTGTAATTTCAATAGAAGTATCATGTACAGGATCAGTTGAACGAGGATAAGACTTGGTACTATAATTACCATCCATCTCACAAGTAAACTTGAGAGAATCATCATCGATCTTAATGCTTGTGCCAGCAGTTAAACTGTGACTACCTATAGTCAATTCCATCAATCCTGTATTAGGATCATAGGTAGCATTAGTTGGTGTAAATTCTACAATAGGAGACTTACCAACATTAACTGTAATGTCACCACCTCTCTTAGAGATAGCATGATCAGCTGCTCTCTTAAATGCGTGAGCAGACTGTGGTAGATTCTTAATTGAATTTGTTAATGCAGATACAAATGTATGTGCTGACTGAGGCTTATATTCTACAGCATCGGTAAGAGCAGATACGAATGTATGAGCATATCTGTTAGCAGGATCAGCATCGAAACCAACATTGATTGTTAGTGTTCCATCTTGCTTTAAGATACCATTAGCAGAAGCAGATACAAATGTATGTACTGAGTTATCAGTAGAAGAACCAACATTAATAGTAAATGTATCAGTGCTTGCTGATAGGATAGGAACCCACCTGTTGCTTAGTGAATCAAAGTTAGTACGTGGATATGTCTTCTGACTTACGTTACCATCTAAATCACATGTTAATGTAATAGAATTATCTGCTACCTGAATGTAATCTCCTGGTGAGAATCCATGACTAGCAACAGTAACAACCATAACACCAGTTGAAGGTGTGTAGTCAACATTAGTTGCTGTATGTTGTGTAGAACCAACTGCTGTAATAGCAATAGACTTACCAGCATAAGGGTCAGTGCCAGGACGAGGATATGAATGCTGAGTTGCACCAGCATCTTTATCACAAGTAAATGTTAATGAATTATCTTTTAATGTAATATCAGTACCAACACGGAATCCATGCTGACCAACAGTAAGAACCATGTCACCATTGTTCTGATTATATGTTGCACCAGTAGGAGTTAGGAACTTATTAGAACCAGCAGAACCTACATTTAATGTAAACTTACCTGTATCAACTGCTGTAATTGGAAGAGATCTTCCAGAAGCTTTGTCTAGGTTTGCACGTGGATATGACTGAGCAACTTGGTTGCCATCCATTGTACATGTGAATGATAGAGCACCGTCATCCATGACGATTCCATCACCAACAGATAGATTATGAGCACCAACAGTAAGTTCTAAGTCACCTGTTGCAGGGTCATATGTAGCATCAGTTGGAGTAAACTCTACGTTAGCTCCAGCATCAGCAATCTGAACCTTAAATGAATTTTGCTGTACATCATAAACAGATAACCAATCACCTGAATATGGATCACTTGCACGTGGATACTTATGCTCGGAAGCATTGTTATCCATACCACATGTAAATGTTAGAGACTCTTGGGCAATCTTAATGAGTTCTCCATTTGACAATCCATGATTAGCAACAGTGAATTCAAGTACACCTGTAGATGGATTGTAGTTAGCATTACTGATATCATAGTCACCACCAACACCAATAACTTCTAGTCCAGTGTTATATGCAGGGTCAGTTACACGAGGATAAGTGTGGTTAGAACTGTTTCCATCCATACCACATGTAAATGTTAATGCATCAGTAGCAAATCTGATATTCTCACCAACATCAATATCATGGTTTCCATCAACAGTAACTGTTAACTGACCATTTACAGGATCATAGTTAGCATTAGTAATATCATATGTTACTGCACCAGTAGTTCCAACGTGTGCTTCAAAAGTATTATTGGTTGTATTTGTAATAGTAACCCACTTACCACTGATAGGATCACTCTTACGTGGATATGAATGCTGAGTAGCATTGTTATCCATTGCACAAGTAAAGACTAATGAATCGTCATCAAGTCTAATCTTATCTCCATCAGAGAATCCATGATTAGTAAGAGTAAATTCTATTGTACCCTTATCAGGATTATATCCAGCACCAGTAACTGTGTGCTTAGAACCATCAGATACAATCTTAACGGAATTCTGATATGCTGGATCAGATGAACGAGGATAAACATGCTGAGTAGCATGACTATCTTGATCACATGTAAATGTGAATGCTCCGTCTTCAATTCTTACATTCTGACCTTCACTCAATGCGTGGTTTGGAATAGTTGCAGTCAACAAACCAGTAGCAGGAGCATATGTAGCAGCAGTTACATCATGTCCAATTAATAGAGACTTACCTACATCAACACTAAATGTATTGATATCTGCTTCAACAACATCAATCCACTTATCACTAATAGGATCAGTAGGACGTGGGTATGTGTGAGTAGAAGCGTTATTATCCATTGAGCATGTCAATGTCAATGAATTATCTTCAATCTTAACTTTACTACCAGCAGCTAAACCATGAGCATTAGAAGTAACAGTTAACCAACCAGTTTCAGGATCATATGCTGCACTTGAAGCAGTGATTGAAGTAGGACCAAGTAGACCATGACTAGCAATATCTAAGGTCAAATCACCTGTTGCTGGATCATACTCAGCATCAGTTGGTGTATACTCAGCAGTAGAAGAACGAACCAACATTCTCTCTACAGATTCAGCAGCAATCAATTGCTTGTTAGCGAGTATTAGATTACGTGCGTCACCATTTCTGTCATTAACCACTTCAGGTGGTTCATAAGTGACAGTATTATCATATGTTTGAGTTAGACCATGACTACCAAAGATGAATGACTTCTCATTACGCATGATCTGGATGCACATATCCCTTGCATATTCAATAGCACGGATAGTCTCATCTTTCTTCTGTGAAATATACTGAACTGCACCACTATCATAGTGATAAGCAGCATCCCATACTTCATCGTTACCACCATAAGCAGTGTTCTCAGCAATTGCTTCAACGATGTCAACTAAGTCATCTCTACAATCCTGTGGACCATATCCTTGAGGTGAAGTATATCCTGGATAATCCAAGACCATACGATCAAATGCTTCAGCAGCAATGAATAATTTGTTTGAAAGTAATAGGTTTCTAGCATCACCATTACGATCAGAGATTACCTTCTTAGTAGAGAAGGTTGCTTTCTGTCCAAGTTCAATCTCTGTTGATGATACAACACGCTTAACGTATGTGTTATCTGGAATAACTGGAGATGCAGGACGTGTAGCACCAGAATTAAGTTTGTTATCTGTGAACTGACTAGGATCATAGTCAGCAACTGTCATACCCTGTACAACACCACTGGTATCACCAATGTCAACAATTGCAGTTCCAGCAACAGTTTCTGCACCAGTACGTAGATATGTAAAATTACGTATGGATGCAATAGCAAGATCTCTAGCGTAGTCGTAACCCTCTAGAGTTTCAGTAAGTTCTGATGTAATATATGATAGACTATTACCAACGTAATATGATTCAGCAGCCTGAATAGTATTGATGTTACCACCAAGTCTTAAATCCTGAATAGTAGCATCAAGTAGGTATCCAATGTCACGACGACACTTAACAATATCAATACCTTCTCTGTCTAAGAGATATGGATACTTATTAGTAATGTATCCGTATGCCTCATAAGCAATAAATTCTTTATTTGCTTCAATAAGGTCAGCAGCGTCTAGATCCTTATTGTTAATTGTAATACCAGTAGGATTAAGAATACTTGCAGTTGCATTAAATTTCTTAAATCCATTTGGAGATAATGTAGCACTGAAAATATTACTACTTCCAGCAGTTCTAGGAATTAATTTTACAAATAACTTTTCATCTGACCTAGAACCTATACGGAATCCATCAATAGATGCAGCGAGACGTGTCTCAGGATTGAATCCTTCATCGTCTCCAAGATAGATCTTAGTCTGGTCTGATGCAGTGTTAAGATTTTTTGTTGCTGGAATATCAATTGTATAATAAGCGTTCTTTTTGATATTTCCAGTAGTTGTATTAACAATCTGTGGAGGAACAATATCAGTAATATATCCACCCTTATCCTGTGCAAAGGCATATCCTTTATGACCGATAGCATGGAGTGATGTATTACCGAAGTTACTGTTAGAGTTGGTGATACTCATGTCACCACCAGACTCCATCAAGAAGTGGTCAGCGAAACCAACAGCGAAGATACTAACACACTGGATAAATGCGTCTTCTGAAGCACGAACGTGGAAGTTTCTCCAGTCATCCTTCCAATATGCGTCACCTTTGGTGTGATATGGAACAGTAGCAAATGCGTCTGCTAGTGATGCTTGGTTAAATGTGTTACTGTACTCATCGTATCTGATGAATGCTCTATCGTCTTTCTGTAGAGATACACCAGTGTACTGAGCGATAACCATT